AAATATTTAGACACTAGCACACTAGGTCCTGTCAATGGGGTTACTGGTGATGCACCTACTGGGGAAGACATTCTCAGTGTAGTTAAGGTGTTTCAGTTTGGACAGTTTGCAAACATCAATATGTTTGATGTAAGATACCAAATGGCTCTTAGTGATTACTTTGGAATCAACCGAGGACTTGGATATAACAGTTCAATGGGTCTCTCTAGTTACGATTCAACGAAAAGATATATCAGTTTAATCGAAGATCTGTTTCAACCAGAGAAAATGATCCGGTTCAATAAAGTAAGCGACAAATTACATCTTGATATGAAGTGGAGTCAGGATCTAAAGGTAGGAAATTATCTAGTAATCGAAGCATACGTTGCTCTACCTTCAGGTACATTTAGTCAAGTATTTAATGATATCTGGCTAAAAAAATATACAATAGCACTGATAAAAAAGCAATGGGGATCGAACATGTCCAAGTTCGAGGGTGTTCAGTTACCAGGCGGTGTTTCGCTCCGGGGTGTTGACATCTATAACGAAGCAAATGAAGAGATACAGAGACTAGAGGAAGAACTAACAAACACATATGAACTTCCCATAGATTTCACGACAGGATAATTTAAATGGCGAGAAATCCTTACTTCAAAGACCATTCAGGCGAACAAAACATCGTCGAAGATCTTACCGTCGAAATGATCAAGACGATGGGAAGAGATATGGTTTATATCCCAAGAACACTTGTTGATGTTGATACCATCTTCGGTGAGGATGATATTTCTAAATTTGATGATGGTTATCAAGTAGAGATGTATATCCAATCTGTTGATGGTTTCGAGGGCGAGGGGGATGTCCTTGCAAAGTACGGATTACAGATTAAGGATAGAGTCGAACTAGTACTTGCAAGAAAGCGGTTTGATCAAGCAATAGGTCAGTATGAAAACACAACACGACCAAAAGAAGGGGACTTGATTTATTTTCCCCTGAGTAACACACTGTTCGAGATTAACTTCGTAGAACACGAAAACCCATTCTACCAGTTAGGTAAACTATACACGTATAGATTGTCGTGTGAAGTGTTCACTTATAGCGGAGAAGAAATCGACACAGGATTTACTGACGTTGATAAGGTCGAATCGGATAGAAAGAAATTTGCAATTGAACTTGGTTTAGGAACTCGAATAAGTGGCGTTACAGAAACAAACTACTTCGAGGGAGAAACTGTATATCAGGTATCAGGTATTACAGGTTCTTCTGCATTGCTTGGTAGTGCATCCGGAACAGCGGTTGTCACTGATTGGGATGCAAGCACATCTAAACTTACAGTCACCAATATTGTGGGTACTATCTCTACTGCAACTAGTGAAACTATTAGAGGTGCTGTCTCTGGTGCAGAATATGAAGTCAGTAGCAGCACCACTACCACACTAATTATTCCGCAGGAACCACAAGACAGTTCTCCTGTTGGTGATAATGAAGACTTAGAACTAACAAGAGATCAAGACGATATCTTTGACTTTACAGAAACAGATCCGTTTAGTGAGGGAGATTATTAATGTTTACTCAATTCTATAACGAATCTATCAGAAAACTTGTCATTGGGTTTGGTTCGTTGTTCAACGACATACGAGTTGTTCGTAAAAATGCTGACGGTACTACCAAAGAGACTATCAGAGTTCCTGTTTCATACGGACCTAAAGAAAAGTTTATAAGAAGAATTCAAGAGACAAGTAGCATATCGAATGACTCAAAGATAATAAATCTGCCTCAATTGGGGTTTGATATTACTGGATTCTCATATGATCCTACTAGAAAAACAAACAAACTAAGAAAAACCAAAGCAACAAGTACCGATGGGTTATCTTCTTCGTACAACTACAACGAAGTTCCCTATAATGTTTCCTTTGGTCTTTATGCATTTTCTAGAAATCACGACGACAATCTTCAGATCATAGAACAGATTCTTCCTTACTTCACTCCAGAGTTTATTGTCACTCTTAAAGTAAATGACATAAACAATAAGATTGATGTACCAATTGTTTTAAATGGAGTATCTACTGAAGAAGACTATGAGGGGGACTTCGATACAAGAAGAAACATAACATCCTCATTGGAGTTTACTGCCAAGACATACGTCTATGGTCCTCCAAAGACAAGCAAGATTATCCTTACTTCCGAAGTAGATATCTTCGGTCAACACGCTGCGTTTAATGATCCGGTTACAGGAAACCACGATCTCAGAATCGGTATAACTGGTGGATTTACTGGATCTGGATACACCGCAGGTAACAGAATTTATGGTGAGTATTATTATGAATCCTAAAAAAACAGTAGACGAAAAACTCTCGAACGCTTTTGATATTGAGTTTACAGAAGAATCTACCGAGATTATAAAGAAGGAAGATGAACTTCCTATGAAGCGAGCAGAGGATATAGAGAAAGACTATAACCTCGTAAGAAGTAATATAAAAGACCTTATAGGCACAGGCGAAGAAGCAATAGATGGAATTATAAAAGTTGCTACGGAAGGTGATCATCCAAGAGCATATGAGGTCGCCGCACAGATGATTAAAACAGTAGCAGAGATGAATCATGATCTTATCGATCTTCATAAAAAGATGAAAGATATAAAGAAAGAAGAAACAACAATAAACCAAACAACACAGAATAGTTTATATGTTGGTTCTACTAGCGATTTACAGGATCTTATAAATCAATCAAGAAGTTCTAAAAAGGCACTTGATGAAGAAATTATTGACGTAGAGATAGACTAATGACAGACAGACAAGATGGTTATCTGGGAAACCCACTGCTAAAACCAGCAGGGGTTGAAATAGAATTCACTAAAGAGCAGGTAGAAGAATATATTAAATGTTCTCAGGATCCCTCTTACTTTATTCGTAAGTATATCAAGGTTGTGTCCCTTGACGAAGGACTTGTTCCGTTTAATCTGTATGACTATCAGGAAGAAATTGTAAACACGGTACATAATAATAGATTTACAATAGCCAAACTACCAAGACAGTCTGGAAAATCTACTACGGTTATTTCTTATATCCTCCACTATATTTTGTTCAATCAGAGCATGAGTGTTGCGGTTCTTGCTAACAAGCAAGCAGTGTCGATTGATATCTTAAGTAGGCTAAAACTTGCATATGAATATCTACCAAAATGGTTACAGCAAGGGATTGTCGAGTGGAACAAGGGTAGTCTTAAACTAGAGAACGGATCTAAAGTAATGGCATCTTCTACCTCTGCTTCAGCAGTCCGTGGTGGTTCCTATAACATGATCTTCCTTGACGAATTTGCTCACGTTCCTACGAACATTGCAGAGGAGTTCTTTAGTTCTGTGTATCCTACGGTAACGTCAGGACAGACAACAAAGGTACTCATGGTATCAACTCCCAATGGACTGAACATGTTCTACCACTATTGGCGTGGAGCGAACAAAAAGATAGGGGAAGAAGGAAAGAATGAATATTCTCCCATTGAGGTTCACTGGTCGGATGTACCAAAATATCCAGGCGGACCTAAACGAGACGAAGAGTGGAAACTAGAAACTATTGCGAACACCAGTGAGATTCAGTTCCAGTCAGAATTTGAGTGTGATTTTGTTGGTTCGTCTAATACACTTATATCATCAAGCAAACTTCATGCACTATCTTGGGTTTCCCCGGAAGTAAGAAATGATGATGG